CTTGGGTGGGCCACTCACCACCTTCTGCCAGTCGGCTGTCCGAACGGCAGTGAGACTTCCGTCATCCTCCATGAACTCCGCGTAGATCATCGAGCGCACCAATGGATGACCCTCGCCCCAGCGGGCCATCTGCTCATCAATCCACTCCTTCCGGATATGCGGACAGTCGTAAGCGGTAACGGTAAAGGTCTGCCACTTGCCATCATTCCGTCGGAATACATCGTAGAAGTAGCCGGAGCTGCCACCAGGACTGCTCATCAGCAGAGTCCGCGTAGGCTGGCACCGCTCCATCGACTGGAAGATCCCGTCCGGTACCGCCTTCGCCTCGTCCACAATGTACATCAAGTCATTGCTCGGACCCTGCACATGCCAGCCCTCCGCCTTCTCCGGGTTGCTCGCCGAAAACCCAATACACCGGCTGATCAGCTCCTGGCCGTCCACTTTCTTCGGGTACACATACCGAATCTCACCATCCTTGATCGAGAATCCATTCTCCTCCCCTCCCAACCCATTGATCATCTTCCGCAGATGAGGCCACAACGCGTCGGCCACCTGTCGGTACACACCAGCGGTACACACCACCAAGCTCCCCGGCCAGCGGAGCATGTGCCATACCACCGCACTCGCCGCCACCATGCTCGTCTTGCCAGAGCCGTTCGCAGCCTTCAGAGCCACCTTCGAGTGCTTCTCGTTCAACGCACCCAGCACCGCCTCCTGCCACGCGTAGGTTTCACGTAGGCCAAGCATCATCTTGGGGAAGTTCTTAAGCTGCTGAGCCTCCTCCAATAGCTTGCGCTGCTTCCACGCAGGGATGTGAGAACCCATGCCGAGTGAAGGGGATTTCTTGCGCTTAATTTGCTTGACGGGCATAAAATTTGGTTTGGGACGGGGAGGGGGTATATAGGTAACACCCACCCCCCTCTTGGGGGTCCTGGTACCCCGTGGTCCTATGCATTGAACTGCCATCCATTGGTTCCTGATCCATTGGACTCGGATGCATAGAAGTCCTATTTCCCTCCTCCGAACGCTCCGAGTAGGGCTCCGGATACCGATAACTCCTTCCCTCCTTTACCGGTGTGTTCCAATTGAGCTCGGGCTACGTAGCCACGGGTTCTTTCCAGTAACCATGCGGAGCCTTGCCAACCTGGGCCGCAGTTAGACACCACACGAGTCAGTTCTAGTTCCCCGATGGAACGGACCCTTTCTAGTTCGGCGGCAAAGTCGGGATTCCTTGTGAGGAACTGCGACCACGTACCCGATGAGTTAGTCGGGAACCCTGCGAGAACTGCGACCCGTTCCATCGGCATCCCGAGTCGGGCTGCTTCAAGTGCCATTTTTTTGTTCTCTTCGGAAACGGATTTTAGAGGCCTTCCCGTTTTCCTTTTCTCCACAACCTGAACCGCTCTTTCCGTCGGTTCTCCTTCCTTGTTCCCCTTCTTGGCCATGCCCCCTTCCTAGCCTGTTGGAAGCAACTCGCCACAAAAAACCAGCAACTCGCCCCTTTTTTGTGGGCGAAAGTTGACCAGTGTCTTAAATAGTCGGCTCCAATGAAAAACGCAGCAACGACCGCAACGACAGCAACCACCACCGAGAAGCCCTTCGCTTCCTTCACCAATGTAGGATGGGTCCGACCCGGAACATTCGTTCCGATTGCAACCATCAGCCCGACGCCCGACTGGGTTCCGGGAGTGACGGACTCCCATCACGGAAATCATGAAATCCTTTCGGGCACCGAGAAAGATTGCTGGTGTATGGTTTTCGTTCGCTTTGGTGCGGGCGACGGCCTGCCTCCCGGCGATTGGCTGATTTACTACCGGTATGATGATGATGATGGAACTCATGATCACCAACTCTGCGTTGCAGCCCGCATCACCCCGCAGTGACCGGATCCGGTGACTTCCGCTGGGAGTCATCTGGTCTGGTCATTGTGGCCAGTGTTTCAAATCATGAAATCCAAACTCCTCCGCGCTCTAGGATTCCTAGCGCTTCACCTCCTCCTCCTCCCGGTCATCTGGCTTCTTGCTGACGCTTTGATCGGAGGTGCCCAATGAACGGATTCATCCTTCATGAAGATCGCGATCGCGTGATCATCGCGACGGGCTTCGAGACCCCAAGCGACAACCGGAAGACGGGCGACATGATCCAAGTGTGGATCCTAGTGAAATCTGTTTCCCCCACCGAAGCGATCAAATCGGGCTTGGACCGTTTGATTTGTGGCAATTGCGTCCATCGCGGGCACGAAGAAAACGGTCGCTTCGGTGTGGAAAGGACATGCTACGTAAATCCCGGCCAAGCTCCCCAAGGGATTTGGAAAGCGTGGAAAGCGGGCCGATACTCTCCCTTGCGTAGTCTCGAGTGTTTCGCAGGCCGGAAAGTCCGTTTCGGAGCCTACGGGGACCCCACGCATTTGCCCCTTAGCCTTGCGCTCGCGATCGCGGGCGTTGCAAGCGGTCACACGGGCTATACCCACCAGTGGCGGAAACCCTCTTTGCAGGGCTGGCGTTCCATCTTAATGGCCAGCGTGGACACCACCGCCGAACTTCTCATCGCCCGTTCCATGGGCTGGTCAACCTTCCGAGTCACACCCGATACCGACCACCACACGATGGAGACGCTATGCGCCTCCGATCGCTCCGGAACCCCGTGTTCGGAGTGTCTAGCCTGCGCGGGCTCCCGTTCCGGTGTCCGCTCAATCCATATTCCCGTCCACGGGACCGGAGCCCGGCATTTCAAGGAAGGAGTAGCGCTGTGAAATCCTCCTTCGATTTGATTCAACGGGACGCATTTAAGTGCGCCGTGGGTCGCGCCATGTTCTGTGGTCACCCTGACTGCGGTGTGATCTTGGATTACCGCCGTGCCGTGGAGCTTTCCGCTTGCAAGGGTTCCAATTACGTATCGGTGAAGGTGTTCTGCTCCGACTGCTCCGACCGAGTGCGCCCTGTGATTGAAAGCAAGCTAGGTCCCCTTGGCTTGCGCCTTGAAGTCGTCGACGGAAGGGAGTTCCGGTGACCGACCTCTTTCGCGCCCTTGGGTATCTTCTCCTTGGCGCTTTCTTCGTTGCCCTGATGGTCCTCTCCGCCCTTGCGGGCAACGGCTGAGAAGTCGGCCACTCTCCCTTTCGCCCCCGTATGGTTCGCCCTGCGGGGCTTTTCTTTGCCCTGATCCTGTCTCCACTCGCCCCGCTATTCCGGAGCCCGCAGCGCCCCGATTGCGCCCCGTCTCGCCCCCTTCCTTCCTTCCTTTCCGGACCCCTAGTCAACCCGGCCCCCGGAGCCAGGTTTCGCCCCCCAGGACATCCAATGTACAACCAGGTTAGACACGCCATGTCCTACCCCTCCACCCTCGCGCCAGGATCTCCCGCACCCCCATACCCCATACAGAATTCGGAATTCGGAATCTTGAAATCCGGAATCCGCGGAGCCCCGAGCATGGAGCATGGAGCGGTAGAAGTGATTTATTCCATCTCCCACACTTTCCCACTTGACGACTGAGCATGGAGCGGTAGGGTGCCCTTCGACATGAAACTCAACGAGATCAAAGAGGCGGTGCTGGCCGGCAAGGTGGTGCATTGGAAGAACGGTGCGTATCGGGTGATCTTCGATCCGACTCGTGGCAGTGTGATTGCCGGGTTCCTGATCGAGTGCGTCCTGAACGGGGACTGCATCGGTCTGACGTGGACCAATGGAGTGACCATGAACGGGGATGAGAAGGACTTCTTCGTGGCCGCCGAGGGGGTGGCTCTGTGAAGCCGCGGATCCTTGTGGCCTGCGAGTACAGCGGGCGGGTTCGCGATGAGTTCGCTGCTCGCGGCTGGGATGCGTGGTCCTGCGACCTCCTTGAGCCCAGCGATACAGTGGGCCAACACTACCGTGGTGATGTGCGTGATCTGCTGACCCAGCAGTGGGACATGATGATCGCGTTCCCGCCCTGCACCTACCTCTGTTCCAGCGGCATGCACTGGACGACCCGCGGTCTCCGCGACCCCAAGCTGACCGAGGAGGCGCTTGCATTTGTCCATCTGTTACTAAATAGCGGGATCCCCCGTATAGCGATAGAGAACCCAGTGGGCGCTATCAACACTCGTATCTGCAAACCATCCCAGATTATACAGCCATGGCAGTTTGGTGATGACGCGAGCAAGCGCACTTGTCTGTGGCTCAAGAATCTTCCGCCGCTGGTTCCCACCGACATCCTGCCGCTACCGCCATCCGGTAGGTGGGCCAATCAGACCCCCAGCGGCCAGAACAAGCTCGGTCCCAGTCCGACCCGCTGGAAGGAGCGATCCAAGACCTATCCCGGCATCGCCCGCGCCATGGCCGAGCAATGGGGTTACGCGCCCCACACACCACCCAAAGCCTCCGACGCCTCCTAGACCCCTTTCCGCTCCAGCGCTGGGCATCCACATCCATCCATCGGACCCGATACTTCGCAATCAGTGGAGGGTCATTGAAAAACCGCCGCTGAGCGCGGGGGGCCGGCACGAGCCCCCACGCAGCGTCTCAGCGTTGCGGTTTTTAACTCCCTAGAAGAGGGAGTGACAAGACTCCCTCTAGGGAGGTAGCAGTGGCTATGGGAACTTCTTGGTATGCTCTGCAAAATGAACATTCCTTTGCATTGACATGTTGCCGTGCATGACGCATTCTGGTCTTGCTATGAGTTACCTAGACAATGGTTCAACCCTTCGGTCGATGTTCCGACTGATGCCACCGCAACGACACGATGCTGATCCGGATCGATCCGAGGTTCTGGCCTACATTCGTGAGAATCTGAGATGTGAGCTTGGCCGTGCGATACGTGCGTTCAACTCTATGAGGAACAAGAAGTCCCAGGTGATTGTATATGACATGGTTCATAGGCAGTGGCGTGGGTGTGACTGGGTTCCGCCTGAGGATGAGGACAGGGTTTCGTTGCTCCTGAGAACCATCAATGAGCTGAAGCGTGACGTTGCGTATCTGAAGACTTCGGTGAAGAAGCACGAGAGGTTGTTTGGCCAACTGGAGCGTAAGCGATCGCGCAAGCGCGAGGAGGAGGAGCCTGAATCCGAGGTTGAGGTTCAGGAAGAGAAAAGCTCCCTGGATGTGGATCCTAAGGAGCTCGAGCGTAAGAAGAGGGAAGAGGAAGATGCGGCTTACGATAAGTCTTCCAAGGAGTTTTGGGGTGCTATCCTCGCCGA